GGATCGACCTACTTCATCGACGTGCTTGAGGGCACGACCCTGGATCTCTCGGACGTAGCAGTCCCCGGTGTAGTGAACAACGGGACGGTCATTTGGGGGAACGAGATCACCGGAGTCATCGTCACTGACGTGGCGTTCCGGCCGGTCGATACGGGTGGCCTCTATCCAGCCTCAGACATCGACCCGATCAACGACACCGCCGCCTGGGTGACCGCTGGTGGGCCTGCGTTCTTCCATATCGAACCGGGTCAGCTCGTCGGGATCAACAACATCAACTTCGATCCGACGACCACCGGGGCCTACGACTGGGATGGAACGACGTTCACCCGTGCGGAGGGGTACACGACGACAGCGTCGATCGACCGCAAGATGCTCATTTCGCATGTGTATCAGGATCACCTGACGGGCGCCCCGGTCACCACGCCTCTGTCGCTGTTCGCTATGTGCTTCGCTGACGACCCCGACGGGACGTTGGGGGTCGTTGAGTGGTCGGTGAACTTTGCTCCGGACATCCTGACCGTGCTACAACTTCTCAGTGCATGCGTGCCTGCCACTCGCACCATCACGGCTGGCACGGGCCTGTCGGGTGGCGGCACGCTCGCCGCTGATCGTACTCTGTCGGTGTCCTACGGCACGACGGCAGGGACCGCAGCGCAGGGCAACGATGCGCGGCTCTCCGATGCCCGCACCCCGACGGCGCACAAGACCACGCACGCCACAGGCGGGTCGGACGCTCTCGCCCCGTCGGACATCGGCGCAGTCCCCACGTCGCGGACGATCGCAGGCCTGGACCTCACCGCTGACCGGTCCGCGTCGGCGGTCGCTGCCGCGTTGCCGATGTGGCAGACCATCGCGAACACCACACTCGGCTCGGCGTCCGGGTCGCAGTCGTTCAACATCACCGGCTATCGGTTCGTGCGGATCACCGTCGCAGCCAGGTCCAACCGGAACGGCTCCATCGATTCGATCCGGCTGCGGTTCAACGGCGACACCGGCTCGAACTACTCGACGAACACCACCGCGTTCACCACGTCCGTCAGCGCGTTCGACATCGCCGGTGAGAACACCAACACCGACCGATCGGGCTACGCGGTGATCCAGTTCGGCTACATGGCGGGGTCGTGGTTGACCGGCACCGTCATGGGCACCGGCCCGTCGTCGACCGCGACGACGGCGGCGTCCTCGCTCTCCAACGGGTTCGCCTGGAAGGGCGCAACCTCAGCAGCACCGACCTCGATCGAGGTCTACACGGCGATCGGCCAGTTCGTTGCCGGGTCGTCGTTCCTCGTCGAAGGTCGGGTCTGACGTAGCACACCGCTTAGGCTCTGCTAGACTGGTGGCGTAGCGGCAACCGCCGTCAACCTACTCGAAGGAACCCCGTCATGGCTCGTCTCAGTCCCACCATCAACTCCACCCTGTACTCCGGCATCGTCGGGGACCGGCGACAGAAGGTCGTCAAGGCCACTGTTGCGGGAACCTACACCTCCGCTGCTGTCGCAGACGGCGGTATCCTCCTGACGCCTGCTGCCGTGGGCATGCAGTCCTTCGACTACGTGCAGGTGTTCCCCACCTTCACCGCTGACACCATCGAAGAGCAGCTTGTCGGACTCGGGCCGAGCACGTCCACCACGGCAGGTTGGGTGTTCGCTCTCACCAACAAGGACGACGACCTTGAGACGGCGAACTCAACCGCCGTCACGGGTGTGGCCCACCACATCCTCGTGGTCGGCAACTGATAGGGGCGTACGCTCACAAGCCTACGGGCACAGGAGCCAGTCCCGACAGGCCCGCCTCTCCGCAAGGAGGGGCGGGTCTTTTCGTTGTGCGGTAGACTAGAGCCGTGACTGTCGCTCCCCTAGACCTGGACCTCCTGGCGTACGCTACCCCTGAAGAGCGTCGGCAGTACGAGAACGATCTTCTGCGTGAGACGGCCCTGCTGTCTCCGCTGGATTACGCCCTGTACTGTTCGGACGGGCGCGTGAAGCGGCACAAGCACACGGAACTACTGTCGCTCTACTGCATGGCCGTCGTGGACCGTAGGCTGTATGACGACGGCATCGGCCCTGAGGCTGTGTGGATTCCTGACCCTGAAGCCGACGACGAGGCTGAAGGTGCGTGGCGTCACCCGGAGACGGGGGAGGAAGCGCACAACATCTTGCTCATCTCGGCACCACCGCAGCACGGTAAGTCTCTGATCGTCACCGAGACGGTGCCTGCATGGTACCTGACCCGGTTCCCGCATAACCGCGTTGCGGTGACAGGGTACGAGGCTGACTTCGCCAAGGGCTTCGGGCGATCCAACCGAAACAAGATCGAGGACACGCCGGAGTTCGGGGTGTCGATCAGCAAGGACTCTCGAGCCGCAGACGCTTGGGACATCGAGGGACACGACGGCGGGCTGGTGACGGCGGGTGCTGGCGGCCCCATCACGGGTAAGCGTGCCGATCTGATCCTGATTGACGACCCTGTGAAGAACTCGCAGGATGCTCTGTCGGAGGCAAAGCGCAAGCAGAACAAGGACTGGTGGCAGTCGGTCATCAAGTCCCGTGTTCGCACCAACACGGTCATCATCGTCATCCAGACCCGTTGGCACGAGGACGACCTGTCGGGTCACGTCGCCAGCACGGAGCGGTGCTACAAGCTGAACCTCCCCGCTCTTGCCTTCGACTCGGTTGACGAGGACGGGTTCTCCGTGGACCCCGACACGGGGGAGCGGGACATGCTGGGCCGTAAGCCTGGACAGGCGCTGTGTCCGGCGTTGCAGACCAAGGCGATGCTGATCAAGAAGCAAGAGACCGGCGACGGCGCTGAGGGTCCGGGCGGTATGCTCTGGTTCTCGGCGCTGTACCAGGGCAAGCCGAACATCGAAGGCGGCGGTCAGCTTGGGAAGCCGTATCGCTACCACACCACAGAGACGAACTTCTCCGGGCGCAAGTTCTACAAGACGAAGGACGGCACCGGGCGCACCCGAGAGTCGTATGTGAACGAGTGCATCTACTTCATCACCGCCGATCTTGCCGTGAGTAGTAAGAACACCGCAGACTACACGGTATTTAGCCTCTTTGCATGGACTCCGTGGAATCAACTGCTGCTCGTTGACATGATGCGGGAGCGAATCGAGTCCACTGAGCACATGGCAAAGGCCATAGCGTTCTGGAGAAGGTCACGAAACCTCACAGGAGGGGCCGGAATTCGGTTTTTCGGGGTGGAATCGCAGACATACGGCATCTCGCTGCTCCAAGCCCTACGGAAAGAGCGCGGAAATCGCATTCCAGTCAAGGAATTGAAGGCCGATAGGGACAAAATCGCCCGTGCGATCCCGATTGGCATGATGAACCAGGCTGACGAGTTGTTCTTGCCTGCGGGACACGCCTTGCTGGATGATCTTGAGGCCGAAATGATGATCTTCCCCAACGGAACGCATGACGACATGGTGGACACGCTCGGGTACGCCGTCCGAGAGTCCATGATCCTCCCTCGAAGGGACCTTTCGGACCCTCTGAGCCATCCTGAGCAACTGCGAGCAGCTAGGAAGAAGCGCAAGAGGTTCCACCCGACTCTCGGTCGGCTCCCGTAGGTTACGAAAGTGTGACGAAACGTGGTAGGCTGGTTGGATGCGCAAAATCGTGTCCATCATGCTCATCGCCGCTCTAGTTGTACTCGGATCGGCCTGCTCTCCGGCCCAAGTGGGGGTGGCCCAGTTTCAACCGGCCCAACGGTCGGTCGCATCGTGCATCGTCAAGAGGGAGTCGGGCGGTAATCCTTCGGCCATCTCAGCCACCAACGACTACGGCCTCTTCCAGATCAACCGCGCCGCCCACAAGCGTCAGTTTGAGGCTCGCTACGGCGCTCCGTTCGAGCGCAAGGCGCTGGACCCCGTGCTGAACGGCAAGTACGCAGCGTACCTGTACTCGGTTGCCGGTTGGTCGCCGTGGCGTGGGGGAAAGTACCGTTGCTTCTGACGGCCTATGCTAGACTGACTGGATGGTTACCGCTGACGCCGACGATCGCTCGTAAGGACCAAGATGCAACTCGCCCCAGCGTTCTCAGAGAACGGTCGATCCCATGCCTGCTCGCTTTGCGGCGGAGGCCCAGGCAAGACGGGCCGCACCAACAAGTCGCCCGACCGTCCCGTCGTCACGACGAACGTTGACATCGACTTTGAGGGCATCTTCGAGTTCTGCTTGAACTGCGCCGCTGAAGCTGGTGGTCTGGCTGGGATGATCCCTGAGCAGATCGCTGACGAGATCCGAGAAGAGAACGCTCATCTCAACTCCCAAAACCAGGCCCTCCTTGCAGAACGCAACGCCGCTCGCAAGGCGCTCGAACTGCTCACGGCTCAGTACGCTGCGCTGTCTGCTAGCCCCGAGCCGGTAGCGGATGCTGCTGCTTAGTCTCGCCCTCATCGGCGTCCTCATCTTGCAATCCTATATGCACCGCAAGGAGCGTGAGCGGTTGCAACGCATGGCCGCAGCGAACACTCCCGCCGAGCGGATCGCATCTCTCCTACCCGCCCGCCCCGTCAAGCGTGAAGAGCCTGACGATCGCCCCCGTAAACCGCTAGGACTCTGATGGAAGCCAAAGACATCGTTGAGCGGTACAACTCGGGTGCCAAGACGATCCAGCAGGAGATCCGAGACTACTGGCTGAACGCCGCCTTCAAGAGCGGGTACCAGTGGGTCTACTACAACAAGGCATCGAACCGGATGGATCGCTTCGAGGGCGACCCGTCTCGTGTGCAGGCCACCGTCAACCGGATCTGGCCGGGATCTCGCACGATCATCTCCAAGTTGTCACAGCGCCACCTCGTGTTCGATGTGCTGCCCGATTCAGCGGACGACGCCACGATGTCGGGTGCGTCCACCTCTGAGGCTATCCTGGCGGACACGCATCAGAAGCATTCGTGGGAGAACCTGCGGGTCAAGAACGCATGGTCCACCTGGCTTGGTGGGTCCGCCGCCATCGCCGTGGATTGGGACCCCCGTGGCGGCACCGTCATCGACGGGGAAGTCTGCACGGGTGACACCGTAGAGACTCCGCTCTCCATTGCCGAGTTCGTCGTTGAGCCGGGGAGTCGCGACCCCGTGCGGTCCCGCTGGTGGATCAAGGCTCAGGCACTCCCGCCCGAGCAGGTCAAGTCCACGTACGGCCTCAGCGCCGTGCCGCCCTCGGACGCTACGAACGGCCTGTCGCCGCTCCAAGCCTCGCTCATGGCAGGCGTGGAGAACAACGGCAGCCAGCGGCCCGAACTCACCCGTGTGCTGACGTACTACGAGCGCCCATCCCGCAGCAACGAGAAGGGCACCGTCGCTATCGTCGTGGACAACAAGTTCGTGGACGGCCCGAAGCCGTGGCCGTTCCCGTTCAAGGATCGTCTGAACTTCGCCATCACGTACGAGACCGAGCGTGACAACGTGTGGCAGGGCGAGACCGTCGTCACTCAGGCCCGTCAGATTCAGGTCCTCTACAACCTCGCTCAGTCCAACGTGGCCGAGCACATGAAGAACGCTGGCAACGCCCGCCTCGCTGTGCCTCAGTCCAGCATGGACATGATGGAGTCGCTGTCGGACTTGCCCGGCGAGATGGTCCCGTTCCCCGACGGCGACCAACTGCCGGTCTGGCTCACCCCGGCGCAGATGCCTCAGTGGTGGAGCGACTGGCCTTCCAAGCTGGAAGAGGTCATGGACGACCTTCTCGGGGTCCACGACGTGTCACGTGGGTCGGCCCCTGCGAACATCGAGTCGGGCTACGGCCTATCCATCCTCGCAGAGCACGACAGCACGCCTGTGGGCCGTATGATCGCCTCTCAGGCGTCTGCGTGGGGCGAGGTCGCCACGATGGTTCTAGAACTCTACGCCTCACAGGTGACTGAGACCCGCACTAGCATGATCCGCCAGGCTGGCGAGGTCCCCGAGGTCGTTCGTTGGAACGGCAAGCTTCTTCAGGGTCAGACTCAGGCACAGGTGCCGGAGGATGCGATCCTCCCCCGCTCCCGCGCCGCCATGCAGGCGATGGCCGAGAAGATGGTTCAGATGGGTCTGGTGCAGGACATCGAGACCTTCTCGGCCCTGGTGGAACTGCCGGGTCAGCGCGAGTTCCTCGACCGGGCACGCCCCGACGTGGCGAAGGCCCGCCGTGAGAACTCGTGGATGGCTGTCAACCGTGTCTGCATCCCTGCGGACTTCGATGACCATCAGATCCACATTACCGAGCACAACGTATTCCGCAAGTCGGCTCGGTACGAGCGCATGACGCAGGAGCAGCGGGTCGTCGTTGACGACCACATCCAGGCGCACTCTACGATGGCGGCTGAACTCGCCGGTCGGAGTCGCCAGGCCAGCGCCATCGACCCGATGGCTGCTGCGGTCCCAATGCCTGACTCCCGCCCGACGCTGGACCCTAGCCAACTGCCGCCCGAGGCTCTCAGCCTCGCCGCACCCGGAGCAGACAACCCGATGGCGGACCCCGCCGCCGAGGAACTCGCCATGCTGGCGGAACAAGCTGCTAGCATGGTCGGGTAGACCACACCAACAGAAAGAGAGGTCGGTCCAGATGACTGACGCTTTGCAGACCACGCTCGTTGAGGGCAAGCACTACTTCATGCACAGTGGACGCATGTATCCGATCGTCCGTGGTGGCGACGGACCGTCCGACATCGGTGACACTGGCGGCGGGGCCGACACGGGGGCAGGCGCCGCCGCTGGCGTGGTGAACGCCTCGCCGCCCGCCGACACGGGAGGCAGTGCCAGCACGCCCGAGACGCCGACGGCGCCTGCGGGGACCGATCAGGACACGTTCGACCGTGCCTACGTGGAGAAGCTCCGTCAGGAGAGCGCCGGGTATCGCACCCGCGCCAAGACCTACGACGAGGCGTTCGACGGGTTCGATGACGAGAGCCGCGAGGTGTTCCTTGGTCTCGCCAAGGACCTTGTGAACTCGCCTGAGGCTGCTGCCCGCAGGATGATCGAGGTCTCTCGGCAGTTGCTCGGTGAGGACTTCGATTCGGCGCTGACCGGCCCGCCCCCGGCCCTCACTCGCGAGGACGCCGAGCGTCTGTGGGCCGAGAAGGAAGCCGCACGGGGACAGGAAGATGCGATCCGTGCCGTGCAGAACGAGGCTCGGGAACTCGGGTACAAGGATGACACGCCCGACATGAGCGAGTTGTTCTGGTTCGCCAGCAACCAGACGGGCGGCGACCTCAAGGCTGCCCACGAGAAGGTGGAGGCCCGTAAGCAGGCTGCCATTGACGAGTTCCTTGAGAAGAAGCGTGCTGCTGGCGAGTCGTTCACCACGCCGACGACTGCGGGCATCACCCCTGGCGGCGACGGGGAACCGGCCCACGACTTCGATCAGGCTCGTGCCCGCCTGACTGCTCGGCTCGCAGGGCAGGCAGGCACCTGATACACTAGGAGCATCTGCCCGCTAGAGGGAGGTAAGAGCGCCCGTCCCGCAAGGGGCGGGCGCTCTTGCGTGTGCTATGCTGGCAAGGTATCCACAATACAGCGACGGCCCCGCCTCCGGGCGGGGTCTTTGCGTTCTGTGCTATGATGTGCAACGTGGATACTAAAGCGTGTACGAGGTGTGGTGTCGTGAAGTCCCTGGCGGATTTCTACCACCACAAGAACAGCAAGCCCTACGCAGCCTGCAAGCGTTGCCATCTGGACAACACGAGTAGGAATGCGAAGGAAAGCCCTGAGCGTCGGGCAGAACTTCAGTGGAAGTACCGAGGCATCAGGATTACGTGGATGGAATACGAGCAGATACTTGATGAGCAGGACTCATCTTGCGCTATCTGCAAGAAGCCATGCGGCTCAGGTAGGCGCTTGGCGGTTGACCACAACCACGAAACCGGGGTGGTGCGGGGACTCCTGTGCCTCTCTTGTAACCAACTCATCGGGAAGTTGGAGAACGGCACCGTGCCTCTCTACAGACTTCTCACCTACCTGAAAGAAGAAATCACTCATGGCTCTCTCACTCTCCACGGCTGACGCGGCCCTTCGGGAGGATTATCTTCCTCCCCTGCGCGAGCAGTTGAACAACGCCAACGTTCTCGACGCCATCGTGTCCAAGAACACCCAGGATGTCGAGGGTCGGCGCGCCGTCCTCTCGCTCCACGTCAGCCGGAACTCCGGTGTCGGCTCCCGAGCGGAGAACGGCACTCTGCCCACCGCAGGCAACCAGGGCTACGCCGAAGAGCGCGTGCCGGTCTACTACCACTACGGACGCATCCAGATCTCGGGTCCCGTGATCAAGGCGATGAAGTCGGACAAGGGTTCGTTCGCACGAGCCGTTGACTCCGAGGTCAAGGGCGTCAAGGAGGACTCGGCCCGCAACTACAACCGCCAGCGTTGGGGTATCAGCAACGGCGTGGTTGCGACTGCCGGAACCACCTCGTCCAGTACCACCGTCGTCCTGCTCTCCCCCTCGGCTGCGCAGCTTCGCCAGCTTGCGGTCGGCACGGTCGTTGACATCGGCACCGTGGCCTCGCCCACGTCCGTTGCCTCGGCTCGGACCATCACCGCTGTGGACACGGCCAACGGCACTGTCACCATCGACGGCGCTGCGGTTTCCACCACCTCCGGTGCTGCGTTCCTGTTCATCTCCGGTTCGGGTGGTGCCATCGGTGGTGCAGGTCAGAAGGAACTCACGGGCCTTCAGACCATCGTGGATTCCACTGGCACCCTCTTCAACGTGAACCCCACCACCTACCCGGTGTGGGCTTCGTACGAGGACAGCAACTCGGGCACCCCCCGCCAGTTGACGGACTCGCTGATGGAAGAGGCGCTGGACAACATCTACATCGCCTCGGGCAAGGGCCCGGACATCATCATCACCACGGCTGGCATCCGTCGCTCGTACGCCAACTCGCTGAAGTCGCAGAAGCGGTTCACGAACACCATCGACCTCAAGGGTGGCTTCAAGGCCATCGAGGTTTCGGCTGGTCGTGAGTCGATCGGCCTCACCTGGGACCGTGACGCTGTTGCTGGGCAGGCTTTCCTGCTCAACACCCAGCACCTCACGGACTACATCGAGGCTGATTGGAGCTTCATCGAGGACGGCGCTGTCCTCTGCCGGGTTCCGAACACCGACGCCTACGAGGCTACGCTGTACAAGTACAGCGAGCAGGCGACGGATCAGCGGAACACCCACGGCAAGATCCTGGACCTCAGCGGCGACTGAGCAACAGGGTAGTCAGTAGCGATGGGCGGGGCTTCGGCCCCGCCCTTTGCGTTTCGGCATGGTAGACTGTCAGCATGTCTGAGATGCGTGAAATGGACCTTGGGACCGGGTTCATCCATCCACAAGTTGTGAACGGGCGTTCACTGTGGATGGACTCCGGCCTCACCACCCTGATCGACAAGCTGCACAACGGAGATCCGACGTTGGGGTGGGAGGGCGACCCCCGCCTTGCGCTGTTCATGGACGAGGGTGATCGGTGGGTTCTGTCCCGCCTTGAGGCTGACGGCGAGTACCGGGACATCTGCAAGTCCCGTCCTGGCCTTCCTCTGGACGAGCGACTCATCATGCGGCTCATGGAGCACGACGGTCGGCGTGGATTCGATCCGGCCGCTGCCACGGACGAGTACCGCCCGCAGGACCAGTGGTCTACCCGAGACGATGAGATGCGCAACGCACTAGAGAAGGTCTACTGGGGAGCTTCCAAGGATCTAGGAGTGGTATGACAGTCCTCGCAGGTGACCTCTACGCTGGGGCACGGGCACGCATCGGGTTGAACTTCGCTGATGGACGGTTGGATGACACCAACATCGTCGGGGCTAACACCGCCATCTCTACGGGACTAATGGAACTCTGTGCCGCCCACGATTGGGACTGGCTCTACGCCGAAAGCACCGTCCCTGTCGTCTCCGGGACCGCAGCGTACCAACTGCCAGTCCGGCACATGCGGACGCTGTGGCTCTGCAACGACGACAACGAGGAACTGCAACTTCGCCAGCGGCGCGATGCGATCCGGTACGCAGAGGGAACCGGACGCCCCCGCTTCTTCTCCATCCTCAACAACGTCATGTACCTCTCCCCGACTCCCACAGAGTCCGGGACGTATCGGACCGGATACTACGCCTACCTGCCGTTTACGCCAGCAGCCACCATCGCAGACTTGGACAATCAGGCTCTCACCATCCCCGACATCTATGTGCCACTAGCCTCGCTGTACATCGCCAAGAGCATTGCCATGATGTTCAAAGACTACGACGCCCACA